AGTCCAACGTATAGTCGTTGGGCAACTCTCGCAGCAATAAACAAGACAAATTAATAAATAAATAAAGGAGATTTAAAATGTCTGTATTAAACACTCTCACCGAAGGCATCCGACAACGTTCGCTTGCTAATGAAGGTGAAGCTCTCCTTGAAAAGTGGGAGAAGACTGGACTCTTAGAGGGGCTTGATGACAACAAAAGTGGCAACATGGCTCGTCTACTAGAAAACCAGGCTGCTCAACTTCTCAAGGAAACGAGCACAATGCAAGCCGGCGACGTTCAAGGTTTCGCCGCAGTTGCTTTTCCAATTGTCCGCCGTGTATTCGGTAACCTCTTGGCTCAGGACCTTGTTTCAGTTCAACCAATGTCGCTTCCTAGTGGACTCATTTTCTTTCTAGACTTTGTGTTCTCTGGTGACGCTGCTATGACAGATGATCGTCGTCTTGCTCAGGCACCAGACACTTCCCTATACGGTGGTGGCGTTGTCGGTGCTCAGTTGACAGGTGGTATAGACTTAGCCCGTAACAATGGTCAGCTTTCGGCTTACACATTGAACAACGGTTTCTCTAGTCCAACTGGTTCCGCAGCTTCCGGCATTGCCGTTGTTGCTTCTGGTACTTATGGTGACACTGACACTGTTAATGGTGGTACATACTACACAGCCCTTCAAGGTGATCCAGTATTTACTTCTGGTTCTGCTTACTTGATCGCTACTGTTACTAAGCCTGCTAACCTTAACGAAGATGACTTCGTTGCTGTTGTAACAGGTAATCCTGGCGGTGCTCCTGACACCAGTGGTGGTACTCTTGGTACCTCCGGTGCTCAAACAGCAGCCGGTGCTTTCTTGGTTCGTCGCCTTACTAAGGTAAATGCTGCCGATCCTGCTAAGCTTGATCTTCACTTCTTTGGTACAGGTTCTGCTGTCGCAGGTCGTACCGATCAGATCGCTCCTCAAGCTCTAGCAAACGCTATGGGTCTTCAGACTAGATTGTACTTCCCCGAGAAGGACAACTTCATCGCTGCTGAAGGTGCCGTTGGTGCTATCGAAGGCGCTTCCCCATGGGGCTTGGAAAATACTCCAAACATCCCAGAAATCGACATCAAGGTCGATTCGGTAGCTGTAACAGCTATGACCAAGAAGCTTAAGGCTAAATGGTCTCCAGAACTAGCTCAAGATTTGAATGCTTATCATAACCTCGACGCTGAAGTTGAGCTTACAAGCATTCTTTCAGAGCAAGTTGCTCTTGAAATTGACCAAGAAATTCTTGAAGACTTGGTTAAGGGTGCTGCTGCTGGTAAATTGTACTGGTCCCGCAGCCCAGGTAAGTTCTTGAACCGTGAGACAGGTGCTCTTGTCAACGGCGCAACTTACCCAGACTTCACCGGCACAGTGTCCGAGTGGTACGAAACCCTTCTTGAGACAGTCAACGAAGTAAGTGCTCGTATTCACCGCAAGACTCTTCGTGGCGGCGCAAACTTCATCGTTTGCTCTCCAGAAGTCGCAAACATTCTTGAATTTACATCCGGTTTCCGTGCTTCCGTCGCTGTAGACGGTGCTGACGGCTCCTGGGGTGTTCATAATGTTGGTTCTATCAGCCGTAAGATGGACATTCATGTCGATCCTTACTTCACCCGTAACTTGATCCTTGTTGGTCGTAAGGGTAGCAGCTTCCTCGAAAGTGGATATGTCTATGCTCCTTATGTCCCACTACAGGTCACGCCTACCATCTTTGGTACCGAGGACTTTGTACCTCGTAAGGGAGTCATGACTCGCTACGCCAAGAAGATGGTACGTCCTGACATGTACGGTCTAGTTATCTGCACTGATTTGGTGGCTGATAACAATATTGCTTAAAACGCTCTTTGAGTGAATAGCATTTGAGGAAACCCCGTCCTAGTGGCGGGGTTTTCTTATTTGCGGATAAAATAGAGAACAGCAAAACTATTTATACAATAAGCGAGGGACAATGATGCCTACAAATTTACAACCAAAAAGCACTGTTAGTGCTGTTGTGCTCCCAGCCACTGGCACTTTAACAGATGTTGTACCATCATTGGCGTATGGAATATACACTAATGCTGGCACCACGAGTGCCGAAGTAAGGTCTTTTATTAGTGGAGCTACCGATCAGGTCGCTTACACATATAATAAGCTAGGGGGAAATGTCTTAGACCTGGAAATTACCTCTGGTATTGTGTATAATGCTTACGAGGAAGCGTGCTTAGAATATTCATATCTAATCAACACTCACCAAGCGAAGAATGTTCTCTCTGATATGTTGGGTAACACTACGGGCTCTTTTGATGAAGACGGTGAGTTTTCAGAATACTCTGGTTCGGGTGGGATTACAACCAACCCCAATCTTAAGTTCCCACGTTTTCAGTTGGGGTATGCCACGCACGTTGGTCGAGGTGTAAGTTTACATGCTGGCGTCGGAGCTTCGCAAACTATTTTCTCTGCTTCGTTTGATTCTTTGCGGGACATACAGGATTATGATCTTCAAGATATTATTTATAGTGCTTCTTTGTCCACCGATGTGCCTTTCTATAATCAAGTGGGTAAGAGCGCAATAACAATTCAGCGAGTTTACTATAAGACCCCACAAACTATGTGGAACTTCTTTGGTGGCGCAGCAATTGGCGCTACGGGCAATTTGTCAACATACGGCATGTATGCCGATGACAGTACCTTCCAATTAGTTCCTGCGTGGCAGAACGTCCTTCAAGCTTATGCTTTCAAGGAAGACTTACATGTGCGTGCTTCTCACCACTCTTTTCGTATAAATAATAATAAATTAAGAATCTTCCCGACTCCAGACGGCAGCAACCCCGACAAGTTTTGGGTAGACTTCCGAGTTTCTGAAGATGCCTTCTATGAGGAGGGCGATAGAAAATATGGTGCTGATGGTGTAAATAATATGAATACGTTGCCTTTCCCAAATGTGCCATTAACAGCATTGGTAAGCAATGGATTCGCCGCTTTGCCCTGTCTTTAGCCAAGGAAACCCTCGGTCAGGTACGATCCAAGCTTGCTTCTATCCCAATTCCAGGGAACGAGGTAACCCTTAATGGTCCAGCTTTGGTTTCGGAAGCTAAAGAGGAGCAAACAAGCCTTCGAGACGAACTTAAGACAGTCCTTGATGAGATGGCATACAGTGCCCTCGCCGAAGGAGACGCTCAGATGATGAACAATCTTCAGGAAGTCGTTGGGAAGATCCCAATGGGCATCTACGTAGGGTAAGTAAATGGCTCAAAATAGATGGACCCAACCAGCAACCCCACCACCGCCACTATTCGTTGGTAAGGCGGAGCGTAATTTTGTAAAACAAATAAATGATGAGGTCATCGAACACGTCATTGGTCAGCAGGTTCTTTATTTTCCAATCGACATGGAAAGAACCAACTATAATGACATCTATGGTGAAGCTATTGGTAAAACATTTCTTTCTCCCGTGAGAGTATATGCCCTTATAACCTATGAAGGTTCAACACGTACTCAAAATCAGTTTGGCTTTGACAGTGTTTTTAATATTACTATTAACTTCCACAAGCGCCGCCTAACCGAAGATCAAGATTTATTTGTGCGCCCAGGTGATTTTGTCCAATACGACGCAATGTACTTTGAAATTGTTGATGTCTTTGAGGATTCTAGATACTTGTTTGGTCAAGACTCTGACTTCGCTGATGGCAAAGCATTGGCAGTCCAGGCGACCTGCCGCCAAGCTCGCAAGGGGTTATTCAATCCAGGCAAAGGAATATAGGAGATAACTAGATGCCAAAAAGGACTAAGTTAAACCAAGATTTAGAGGCGACATACGGTTTTCGACCCTCTACCCTAGAGGATATCGACCGTGCGCTTTTTAACTTCGTAAACGACGATCTAAATATCTTCTGCGAGACAAACGACGGCTTTAAGAAAGTGCCTGTGATCTTCTCCTCGCCTGAACGAGCTTTTACTATTAAGGATGACCCCGAACTTCGACCTAACGGCAGAACTTTAGAGTACCCTTTAATATCACTTCTTCGGGGGGAGATGATCAACAACCCAACCAACAAAGGTCGGTACGGAGTCTATATCCCTCCGTACTTTGGCTTCTATAAGAAGGGTGGATCCATCCCCATCGCCCGCCAAGTAAATCAGAAGGAGACCAGAGAGCGAGCTAATGCTACGGCAAAAAAAAGATTTGGTCAAAAGACCTTTCCTTTTGATAATGAGAAGGTAGTATACGACACACTCTATGTTCCAATGCCTACATTTGTGGAAGTTAATTACCAAATCACTATGGCAACAGAGTTCCAGCAACAAATGAATCAGATCATCGCTGTCTTTATGGGTACTTTTTCTACTCCCGTTGCGTTTAAGATAGAATACGAGGGAAACGTCTACGAAGCCTTCGGCGATGAGACTTTTACAAACGAAAGTAATAATAGCGGGCTAGATACAGATGAGAGAAGGTTCCAATCTACCACTACTATTACTGTTTTAGGGTATATTTTAGGATCAGACAAAAACGAGGATGTTCCTGCTGTAATCCGCCGCCAATCAGCGGCTGAGGTGACAATTGGCAGGGAAAGAGTGGTCCTCGGAGACGAGCCTGAGTTCCAAGCGGGCAGAAAAGATAAATACAGAAAATAATCAACCCGGCGTTTGGAACAGTGCCTTACTATTTATTATTGGTATTTAGTGTAAACTGCTAGATGCCACACTATACGATTAAGACCGAGGAGAATACATTTCGATGGCTGACAACTCCACCAAAAAGTTTAAGTTCATTTCGCCAGGAGTATTTGTCGATGAGATCG